TATCAATGATATGGAATTCATTACGCAAACGCAAGAAGAACTTGACGTTCAGCTAACATCTGATGCCCAAGACCGTGCTTCCGCAGCGTTCCTACAAATGCGAGAAGGTAAGAATCCTACTCCTCAAACTCCCTTCTACAAGGACATGCCAGAAGAGGAAGTTTTTGGAACATGGACTCACTTCCTGTCCCGTTTGTCAGAGAGAGATACAGTTTTAGAACCTCTGATTTCTTATGATTTAACTAGAATGTCTAAAGTAGGACCTCAAGGTGGGTACCCTCCATTCAGTGAACGTTTCGAAGATTTCAAGGAATATTATACAAAGCCGATTCAGGCAAAAATGTATGTAGATTACGATCTATGTCGTGAAATATCCCTAGAGGTGTTCGGAGGGGCGAAAGACAAAAGACCAATGTCGGCCGATAATGTCGTGAAACGTGATCAATACGACGACAAGCTCCTGACCAATTCTGGTTGTCCAGATTATGGCAAACGCAAGGAACCCAGTATCCTAGCGAAGGCACTAGCCGATGTCAAGAGCGGCAAATGGAAAGAATACGTAATGCTGTTAGGCAGCAGATCCCAAAGAGGGAAACCACGTTGGATCTTTTTGGCACCATTCAGTCTGAACATAGTTGAGAAAATGTATCTGTACCCCTTAATGGAACTTATTCGTGCTCAGAATAGTCCATTCTTTTCAGCATGGGAAGGTTTTAGCGAAGTTGAACGAGGTTTCAAACGTCAAGACTTTTTCGAAGGAGACATTTTCATTCAGCAAGACTACACTTCTATGGATAAGTCTCTCAATAACACGTGTATAGAAATATTTCTGGCCATAGTATGTCCTGTTTTTCAGAAACAATTCCAGAAATCATTCACTTCACTCGTAAATCATATTTTCGATATCCCTGTGATGTATGCTTTAGGCAAAATATCAGTCGGACGACATGGAATGCCAAGTGGCTCAGGACTAACTAATTTCTTCGAATCCATCATTTCCTACTATGTATGGAAACTCAATGTGAAAAGAGGCCTTCCCATTACGCAGGCTCAAGGATTAGGTGATGATCTTGCATTCTCAGTACAGACCGGACAACCTCTCACTGACAAGAGGATCCAAGAATTAATAGCGTCAGCTAGTGCTTCCATAGGTTTAACTGTCCAACCTGAAAAACAACTAGTTGATCGTTACACGACCATTTATCTTCAACGATTCTTCGACGTTAGGATTCCGAGCCCTAATAAAGGAATGGTTCTAGGTATGTATCCCAGTATTCTGGCGATTAACACTGCGATGAATCCCGAAAGGTTTCACGACCCACGAAAATGGAGTAACAAGATGGAGATACTCCGCTGGATAATGATACTTGAGAATTGTAAAAACCTACCTTACTTTCGAGAGTTAGTTAACTTCTTTATAGAGGGAGACAAGTTTAAATTAGGACTTGTTATCCCAGACTTCTTCGACATGTTACCGTCTTTGTATGAAGAGTCAGGACAAATTAAAGGTTTTCTTCCAACTTACAATCAAGAGGGCATTAATAGAGGCATTAATGACTTTGAGACTGTTAAGCTTTTAAAGAAAATTGCCTCGCTAGGGCGATAAGTCTGGTTCCGTGTCTCCA